AATCAAATGGTAGGAGTACAAGCAGGCGTCGGAACAAAATTGGTAGGAATAGCAGGAGCTACAGGAGCAGGAATAGGAGCAGCAATAACGGTACCCGCACTATTAGCAAGGCTTGGTCTTGCCAAGCTTGGAGCAGCAGCTTTAGCACTTGCTCCTATCTTTGCTGGCGTAGGAGCTGTAATAAGTGGTGCGTTCACAATTTTTACAGTAGGATTTCTTGCTAAATTTTTATATGATATAGTCTTTATAACAAAAGAAGAAAAAATAGAAAGACAGAAAATACAACAAATATTAGAAACTAGTGCAGAAAAAATAAAAGAAATTAATAGAATTGGAACAAGTATGTTTGAAAAAGGTGTTGAAGGAGTAGCAGATACTGTAGAAGGTTTAAATTCAAAATTACTCGCCACTTTCAGATTAATACAAAGTATTCGAGGAGTAACAGCGGCAACAGACATAATAGAAAATAATACCTCAAAAAAAGGACTAGACAAAACAACTAGACAGGGCCTTACTGCTTTAATATTAGAACAAATAACTGCCCTTAGCACTCAAGGAGGCAATATAGACGACATAATAAATCAAATATTCACGGAGAACGAGCAGGGAGAAAATATTTTTGGCAAATATATAGGCGGAACAGGTGATAAGAAGAGTGCGGCACAGAAGCGGACGATAAATAGCTTCAAGGGGACTGTTGATGAGTCTGGAGCTATAGGGGATAAGGGCCTGGACATGCTCAGGGGCAGATTGTTTGGGGGTATGGATAAAGCAGGTGCTGCCGGACAGCCAATACTAGCATTTATAGCTGCACTTTCAGAGCAGCTTACAACATTAGCAAAACCAGGAGAAGTTATTGATGGAGTAACAACAGGAGCAAAACAAGTAAAAGATGCATTAGCAGTTATCGGAGACGGTTATAAGCCCACTTCTTTAGATACACTAACATCAAGTTTACAAAAACTAAAAAATGAGTTTAATGCTGATGATACTGCAGCTTTATTTGATGTAATTAATAAAATGTTTGGTACGAACTTTGCTGATAATACAGCTGCAGAAAGTTTTGTATCTGCAAGAACTAGTGCAGCAGAAGAAATTGTAAAACAACAAGCAAAAACTTTAAGAGATAGATCTGGCAATGATATGGAAGTAGCCTCATTCGGATCAAGAAGGGATGCTCAAGCAGAATTAAGTAAAGAAAAATTAAAAGAACTACGATATACAATTGATATAGAAGAAAAAAGTAATGCAATAAGAGAACAACAAGAATTTTTACTTCTTTCTGAAAACCAAGGAAACGAAGTTGCCGAAAGAAAATTAGTTAATTTAAAACTACAACTTGATATTTTAAGAGCACAAGACAAAGAGTATAAAAGATCAAATACAATTGCAGGTCAACTACAAGATACTTTTAAAGATGGATTAGATGATATGTTCTTAAGTATTATCGATGGGTCTGCAAGAGCAAAAGACGCCTTCAAACAATTAGCAGTCGTAATAATTCAAGAGATGCAACGAATACTGGCAGTAAGAATGGCAAGTCAAATTCTTCAAATGTTTTCTACAGCATTTAATCCTACCTCCGAGGTACCGACAAATACTCCTCAAGCAGATATATACAGAGCACCCCCAGGCACAGGAGGAGGTGCCGTACCCGGAGGACGATATGGTGGAGTATATGGAAAAGGATATAATACGGGCGGAATAGCAGATGGACCTACATCAGGATATAATGTAATTATGCATGGTAGAGAAGCAGTCGTACCTTTACCTGACGGAGATAGAATTCCAGTCCAACTATCTGGTAAAGGAATGGGTCCAACAAATACTACTATTAATGTAGTTGTAAATAATGAAGGGGAGGCAGAGGCTACCACAGAAGAGTCCACAGCATTTGCAGAAACAGTTCAATTATCTGTATTACAAACAATCGCAGAACAACAAAGACCCGGCGGATTACTGAATCCTGGAGGATAAAAGAATATGGCAATAGGATTTAATACAACATCAGATCACGGAAGCAGACAAATTGTTCCCGATAAAGGTCTTTCGTCTACAGAAACTCCAAAAGTTTTTCTAGCATCTTTTGGAGACGGGTATGAGCAACGAATCACAAATGGAATTAATGCATTAGAACAAAATTTTTCTTTAAGTTTTAAAACTAGAACAAAAGAAGAAATAGATGATATAATTGCTTTTTTTGTTGCTAAAAAAGGTGTGACTGCTTTTGATTATGTTGTTTCAGATAGTAATGCAGGAGGCTCTGAAACAACTTATAAAGTTGTATGTAGTAATTGGGTAAAATCCTATGCTTATGATAACTTCTACAGTGCCACAGCAAAATTTCGAAGAGTGTATGAAGCATGACGGATCTTATTGTCAAAGACGTACAAAAGCAAGATCCTGGCTCAGCGCTTGTCGAACTTTTTGAACTTGTACTAGATAGTAGTAATACTGTATACTTTCATTCTGGAGTAGAAGAAGATTTATCAACTGTGCAATTCAGAGAAGAAGGTGGAACAATACGTACTTACACAGCTCTTCCAATACAAGCAAAAGGATTTAAATCAGATCCTGCATCAACATCTGCACGCCCTACTATTAGTTTTGCTAATATTTTAAGCACTTTTAAAACCTCCATTTCAGATTATGATTCTTTACTAGGAGCAACATTAGTAAGAAGAACAACTTTACAAAAATATTTAGTAGGAGAGAGTGGCGATAGTACTCCCCCTGTAGAGTTTCCAAAGCAAGTATATCTATTTGATAGAATATCAGCACATACTAAAACAGCAATAACTTTTGAGTGTGCTACTCCCTATGACCTTCAAGGTATAACTCTACCCAGACGACAAGTTATAGCAAATGCATGCCCTTGGTTATATCAAGGAGCGGATTATACATTAAATGAATATGAAAAAATAGGTGCGTGTACTTGGAACAGAGAAAGCAAATATAAAGCTGCCTATAAGATAGCATTGACTGGCGCAACCGAATACTTATCTATTGTAAATTTAGACGACGAGTATATTGTTCCAGCAACAGGAGAAACAGGAGCAGTAAGTTTTTCTTCTACTGTAAGTAGTATAACAGCAAATAATTATTATACTACAAATACTACTTTAGGTGGAAATGTTAGACGACTAAAAAAAGATGGAAGTATTGATACAAGTGTAGACGGAAATACAGTTCCAAACTATTGGCAAGCAGTTACATCTTCAGCAACTCCTGGAACTTTAACAGATGGAAATGTACTAGTAAATAGGATAAGAATATGGGACACTTATAGTGCCTCAACAACTTATTATGCCTATACAGACGATAGATACAATGACTTTGTTAGACATGCTTCCGGTGGATTAACAAAACTCTGGAAAGCAAAGAAAACATCTGTAGGTCAAACTCCAGAATTTGGAGAATATTGGGAGCCAGGAGATGTTTGTTCAAAAACACTTACAGGTTGTAAAATGAGATACGGATTTGATCCTATCTCTGTTGGAACAGCTAGTTCAACAGGTAGAGGAAAACCTAGCACAGAGGTAGTACTACCTTTTGGAGGATTCCCAGGTTCTAGAAAATTCTCTTAATGAAATTTTTAGACGAGATGTATAAGGCAGCAAAAGAATCTGCCCCCAGGGAAATGTGCGGACTTGTAGTTCGACAAAATGACACAGAAAAATGGATTTTGTGTGAAAATATTTCCGAAGATAAAGATGATTTTGAAATTGACCCAAAGGTTTTCGTTCAATATCAACTTACTTCAAAAATATTATATGTAGTGCATAGTCATTACGACCAAAAAAATTTAAAAGCAAGCATTTATGATGAAAATAATTGTAATGCAGTGAATATACCGTACTTAATAGTCGGATATCCACAAAAGAAATATATAACAATAGAGCCAAAATGACAAGAACAATATACTTACATGGAAAAATGGGAGAACTCTTCGGAGAGGTCTGGAATCTTAATGCAGCAACTGTAGCCGAGTGCATGAATGGCATAGATTGTCAAAGAGAAGGAAAACTAAAACAGTACTTATTAGACTGCACAGAAAAAGGTATTAAATTTACAGTTCAAAAAGGAAAAGAATTTCTCGACTATGATAATCTACAAATGAATTTAGCAGATAATGACTTAATTATAACTCCAGTTCCTGCAGGTTCTAAAAATAAACTATTAAAAGTTATAGTAGGGTTTGCATTAATGGTTTTAGGAGCAATGATTATGATGGGCGGTGGATGGATTGCAGTAGCTGGAGGTATGGCTTTAGGAATGGCGGGTACAATGTTACTAAATTCAGGTATGGCAGAATATATGATGCCCAAAAAACCTGGAGATCAAAATGATGCTTTTCTTTTTGATGGCCCAGTAAATACAGTAAAAGAAGGACTTCCTGTACCTTTGGCCTATGGACAAATATTAGTCGGGGGAGCAACAATAAGTTTCGGCTTTACAGATAGAGAAGTATCAGCAGCTTCTGGTTTTACATTTTCTAGTTCTGATGGAGGCACTGATGTTAACTATGGAGATTCTCCACCAAACTCTGGAGAGCCTGGTGGAGACCCAACAGGC